AGCGCTGGGGACTATTATTACCCCCAGCGCTTGGGACGGAACATGGGCTTTTGGGCCGGTAAGCTGGCACCGGCCCAAGCTTTGGTGGGCCGTTAATAATTGTGCAGTTCAGTATCTTCGTTTTGGCCCGTTAGGGACAAAATTAAGAGAACGTGCGCAATTAAGACGTTGACCGAAGGTCATGCCAGGCTGTTGACGGTGTATTCGGCGGACGCGAAGCGGGGAAAACCCAAATTAAATTAATTTGGGACCCGGAAATCCCGCCTTCATAATCCTGGAAGGATTATAAATACCCCCCCATCCGGCGTCGAAGACGGTGCTTTCTCTCTTCTGTCAGAAGGGATGTGCTGAGGAGGAAGAAGGACGTCGAAGACGGAGAAGTGTTTGTATCCGAGGATCCTTCCTATCGTCAGCATGTATGGCGGGGTATTTATAGGAGAGGAGCGACGAAGCTCCGAACCCGACAGGAATACTGTATGTATTTGATTTCATAAATAAATAAATGTTGAAATAAAACCCTATGTGTAATCTATTGTATGTTTAAGGAATACGAACAGAGGTATCTTCCGTAGGAAGGTACCGAAGATCGCACCCCCGCGAAGCGGGGGTGCCGCCGTTAGGCGGCGGAAGACGATGAAGTAAGGGTTTCGATGTTTAATAAATAATATTAGGTTTCGAAAATAATATTCCGGTATTAAGAAAGGATTAAGTCGGGTGATAAGGAAATAATACACCATTATCAACATATTTGCCGCTATAAAATAATTGGGTAAAACGAAATTAAGACCTGTCGTCACAGTCTTTATGAAGAATCAAGGGCCGAAGGCCCGTCAAGATGAACGGACGGTCGGATTGAGGTTGCTTACGAAGGAAGCAAAGGTACGCGTTATGAATTATTTTAATCATTAAATAAATAAATGTGGGGACCACGACATGCAAGGTTGTCGGCTGAAGAAATAATATAATAATCCAAAAGACCGAACTACCCCTGTAAAGATACGCACTCAAGGGTGTCCCGAGGTAATTACACATACCCCTGAGAGAGAATCTCGAACGTGGATTACGTCCATCGGACGGTTAGGAAACGTCCCTTCCCGGATGACGTA